AAGAAAGAGGAATGGCGCGACAAGGTGACGAATGAGCATACCGGTGCTGACGGTGCGCCGATTGAACACGATATGACGCTGACAGTTTCATTTGTGAAGCCAGAGAAGAAATGAAGATCGAGTTCCCCGAGAAATTCGATTATCTCTTCCGCCCTAAGCGATACAAGATCGCCTATGGTGGACGCGGCGGCTCCAAGTCGTGGGCATATGCTCGAGCATTGCTGCTGCGGGGGGCCAGCGAGAAGACGCGCATTCTATGCGCTCGCGAGATTCAGGACTCGATCCGCGATTCGGTGCACAAGCTGCTCTCGGACCAGATTGATGCCTTGGGCCTGTCTTCGTTCTACGAGATCCAGAACGCCAACATCTTCGGCAAGAACGGGACTGAGTTTTCGTTCATCGGCCTGAAGAACAATCCGACCAAGGTGAAGTCGTACGAGGGCGTCGACGTCGTCTGGATCGAGGAAGCAGCGACCGTTTCTAAGCGTTCATGGGACGTTCTGGTGCCGACCATTCGTAAGGAAGGCTCGGAAATCTGGATCAGCTTCAACCCGGAGCTGGAGACGGATGAGACGTACAAGCGCTTCGTGCTGAACCCGCCGCCTGATTCCGTCGTCATCAAGATCAACTACGACGACAATCCCTGGCTGCCTGACACGCTGCGCGCGGAGATGGAGCACTCGAAGGCGACCGATCCGGATGCTTACAACCACATCTGGCTGGGCTTCACGAAGAAGATCCTTGACGGTGCCGTGTACGCGAAAGAGTTGCGCCGCGCCGAAGAAGCCAATCGCTTCACGCGCGTGCCGTACGACCAGAGCAAGCCAGTCCATACGTTCTGGGACCTGGGCCGTGCCGACAAGACAGCCATCTGGTTTGCGCAGATCGTTGGCTTGGAGTTCCGCGTGATCGACTTCTACGAGAACTCTGGCGAGGCCATTGGCCACTACATGAAGCATCTGCAAAGCCTGCAGTACGTCTACGGCGATTGCTGGCTGCCGCACGACGCGCAGAACGAACTGTTAGCCAGCGAACGCACGATCGAGCAGCAGATGCGCGCGGCTGGCTTCAAGGTTCGCATCACGCCGAAGCAAAGCATCTCCAGCGGCATCGAGGCATCGCGCGCCCTGTTCGGCCAGTTGTGGTTTGACGAGGAGCGCTGCGCCGACGGCATCAACGCGCTGCGCCACTACCGATACGAGGTCGATCCCGACACGAAGATGTACAGCGACAAGCCTCTGCACGACCACAACTCGCACGCCGCTGACGCGTTCCGCTACATGGCTATCGCACTGAAGGAGCCGAAGAAGATCGTGCGCGAGTTCAAGACGATTCCGCGCAATCCGATGGTCACAGGCCCTCACCAATCAGGCGGGTGGATGTAACCATGCATATCGCACTTGATTACGACGGCACCTATACGGCAGCACCGAAGCTGTGGGATGCATTCATCGCATTGGCGCAAACGCAGGGCCATCACGTCTACATCGTCACGATGCGTCATGATGGCGGCGCTGAGGCATTGCCGGGATCTGTGCATGCTTTCGTCAATGGCGTGGTCTACACGGGGCGCAAAGCCAAAGCTGAATACGTGAAGTCTCAAGGCAAGCACGTGGACATTTGGATTGACGACGTGCCTCGTTTCATCCTTGAAGATGCTTGGACGGGCGACTAATGGCCGAACGCGCAAAAGACATCATCGCCCGCGCCCATAAGCGCTTCAAGCTCTGCGTCGAGTGGGAGCAGGACACGCGCCAGCGGTTCAAGGACGATATTCGCTTCCTGTTCGCTGATTCGGACAATCAGGAGCAATGGAACGCCGCGGTGCGTGCTCGTCGCCAGATCCAAGACCAGCCGATGGTCACGATCAACAAGACGCACACGCACTGGCTGCACGTGGTCAACGAAGGCAAGGAGAACAAGCCGTCTGTCGTCGTGCACCCTACTGGCGACCAGGCTACGTACGAGGCTGCGCAGATCATCGAGGGCATCGTGCGTCACATCGAGTACATCTCCGACGCGCAGACGGCCTATGATCGCGCTCGCGAGTTCCAGGTGGGCGGCGGCATTGGCTACTGGCGTCTCGTTACGGATTACGCGGACGAGGACAGCTTCGATCAGGAGATCTACATCCGGCAGGTCCCTGATCCGCTGTCGGTCTATCTTGATCCGCATATCAAGAACGAGGACGGCTCCGACGCGCGCTACGGCTTTATCTTTGACGACATGCCGCGCGATAAGGCAGAAGCCAAGTTTGGCGACGTTCTTGACAAGCAAACCTTCGGGGATGGCGCGCTGTCATGGAACCGCCGCGATGTCGTGCGCGTGGCCGAGTATTACGAAGTGGTCGAATCGAAGGAATGGCTCTACGCAGTCGAGGGCGAACAAGGCGTCGAATACGTGCGCGAATCCGATCTGCCCGACGAAGCGCATCCGATGCTCAAGGCTGCGTACGATGCGGGCAATGCACAGCGCCGGCGCGTCGACAAGCGTACGGTGAAGCATTACCTGATCGTCGGCGACAAGATCGTCGAGTCCAGCACCTGGGCCGGCAAGTACATCCCGATCATTCGCGTGCCTGGCGAAGAGATCGTGATGGAAGGCCGCTTGGACCGCAAGGGCCTCGTGCGCTACCTGAAGGACGCACAACGCGCCTACAACTACAACGCCTCTGCTGCGCTGGAGTTCGGTGCCTTGCAAAGCAAGTCGCCTTATACGGCGCCTGTGGAAGCGATTGAAGGGCTGGAGAATTACTGGGCTACTGCGAACACGCAGAACCACGCCTACCTGCCCTACAACCACGCCGACGAGCAGGGTAACCCGATCCCGGCGCCGCAGCGTCAGCAGCCTCCCTCGTCCGCTCCTGTCTTCATGGAAGGTATGCAGTCCGCTGAACATGAATTGATGATGGCATCAGGGCAGTACGAAGCCACGTTCAGTGAACAGGGTAACGAGATCTCTGGCGTGTCGATCGAGCGCCGGCAGAAACAGGGCTCGCGCGTCACCTTCCACTTCAAGGACAAGGAAGCGAAGGCGATCCGATTCACCGGTAAGCAACTGATCGACCTAATCCCGAAGATCTACGACACGAAGCGCATCATCCGTATCTTGGCTGAGAACGGTGATGAGCAGCAAATCCAGATCGATCCGAATCAGCAAGCCGCGCTTCAGCAGAGCAAGGATGACGGTGAAGCCAAGGTCACGGCCATCTTCAATCCGAACGTGGGCAAGTATGACGTCGTGGCGAAGGCTGGGCCGAACTTCGAGACACGCCGCGAAGATGCATTCAGCGCGATGACGCAGTTGCTTGCATCGGCTCCAGAACTCGCGCAGGTCATTGGCGACCTGTACATGGGCAATGCAGACTTCCCCGCTGCCGACAAGCTGCAGGAGCGTATGCGCAACTGGATCAAGGCGATCAATCCGGGCGCGATTGGTGAGGGACCGTCGCCCCAGGAACAGCAGCTACAGCAGCATCTCCAGCAGGCCATGCAGATGATCCAGCAATTGCAGCAAGAGTTGCAGGACAAATCGAAGGCTCAAGAGATGGAGAAACAGCGTCTCGACATGGACGCGCTGAACCATCTCGCCCTGCGCATGGAGAACGACAAAGAGACCATCGTGCAGGCATTCAAGGCCGAGACGGATCGCCTGAAGTCGCTTCTGGCCGCGCTGAATCCCGAGCAGACGGATGCCATCGTTCGCCGCACTGTGCAAGAAATGTTGAACGCACCAAATCCAGCGCAGAACCTATCGCAAGAGACGATGGACCCAGATGCCGCATATGAAGCCGGAATGAATACCGTGCTCGCCCCAGTTTGATAGCCACAGGAGCCATAAAAATGACCGACGAAGTAATCGCCCAAGAGCAGCCGCAAGAACAGCCGGTTGAGCAACCGCAGGTTCAGGAGCCGGCGCAGGAACAGCAAGAACAAAAGGCGCCGCAGGATTGGGCACTCAAGCGCATCGCTGAGATCACGGCCAAGCGCCGCGAAGCAGAAGCAGAAGCCGCGCGCTGGCGCGAGATCGCAGAGCGTTCGCAGGCATCGGGCAATCAGGATGTCTCGACGCCGGCGCCGCAACAGAACGTGGATCAACTGGCCCGTGCCTACGCCGAGAACATGCGTGCACAGGAACGCGAACGCGATCGTCTGGCACAGATCGAGAACGCCGGCCGCAAAGAGTTCGGCGCGGAATTCGACAGCGCCGTGCAGAACCTGAATGCAGCTGGCGTCGGTGGGCCTGAATTCCTGAAGGTGATTGCTGAAGTGCCGAATGCTGAAAGGGTCGTGGCATGGTTGGGCAAGCAAGACAACCTCGGCGAAGCAGTGCGCATCGCTGGTCTCAATCCGATCCAGATGGGGATCGAGATGACAAAACTGTCTGAGAAGGCAGCAAAGGCAATGACCAAGCAGGTATCGAAAGCGCCGCCTCCGGTGCAGCACATCGAGGGTGGTTCGTCGGCATCCGACCAAGTCGAGCCGGCCGTTGGTTCGAAAGAATGGTTCAAGTGGCGCAATCAGAACGCACGTAAGCGCCGGTAACACGTAACACCTGTAGTCCCACCCGTTCATCGGGGTAAGCAGGCAGAGGCAAGCCGTTAATTGCCGTTTGGCCCGTTAAGCAGTCTCCGCAGGGCAGAGACGAAACGCGAGCAATCGCATTTTTCTTTGCCTTTACGGAGACTCACATGGCTAACAGCCTGCTTACTATCAACATGATTACCAATGAGGCGGTGCGCCTGTTCTCGCAGACGAACGCCTTCCTCCGCACCGTCAACAAACAATACGACGACCAATTCGCCCGCGACGGCGCGAAGATCGGTAACACCCTGCGTATCCGCCTGCCGAACGACTATGTGGTCAATACCGGTCCGGCGATCACGCCGCAAGGCACGAACGAACAGAACACGACGCTGACCGTCGCCACACAGAAGAACGTGCCTGTGTCCTTTGGTACGGCCGAACGAACGATGTCCTTGGACGATTACAGCGAGCGCATTCTGGCGCCGGCCGTGAACCGTCTGGCCGCCTCCGTCGCATCGGACCTGATGAACGTGGCGAACACCGCTTCGAACATCGCACCGAAGATCAGCGGCGGCAATCTGGTCTCGCCGGACGCCACGACCTGGCTGCAAGCCGGCGCCATCCTGAACCAAACGCTGTCGCCGCAGATGGATCGCAAGATCATCATGGACCCGCTGACCCAAGCGCGCACGGTGGGTTCGCTGACTGGCCTGTTCAACCCGCAACGCAAGATCAGCGAGCAGTACGAGTCGGGCATGATCACTACCGACACGCTGGGCTTCGACTGGCTGATGGACCAGACGACGAAGGTGCACACGGTCGGTACGTTCACCGCGGGCACCGTCAACGGTGGCGGCCAAACTGGCAACACGCTTGTCGTGAACGCGATCACCGGTACGCTGAAACAGGGCGACATCATCACCGTCGCTGGCGTCGACGCGATCAACCGCCTGACCGGCGACGACTACGGCACGCTGCAGCAGTTCGTCGTCACTGCTGACGTGGCATCTGGTGCGACCTCGATCCCGATCTATCCGTCCATCGTCCCGGCACCGGCCGCGTTCAACACCGTCACCGCTTCGCCGGCCAACAGCGCCGCAATCTCCCTGGTCATGACCGCCGGCTCCAAGTACCGCCAGAACCTCGCCTACTACCCGGAAGCCTTCACCCTGGCGACCGCCGATCTGATCATGCCGACCTCCGGTGTGGTCGAGTCTGCGCGCGCTGAGTTCGACGGCGTGGCAATGCGGATGATCACCGCGTACGACGTCATGAGCGACAACCTCGTGACTCGCATGGACATCCTGTACGGCTTCGCTGCGAT